AAACCATATTTTTCAACAAATTTAATTGCAATATCAATTAAATGTTCATCAGTCAATCCAGACCAATTTGGATTTAAATATCCTGTAGTATTTTCACTACATTTTTTCTTCCATTCATCTTGAACTGTTTTTGAGCATCTAGGAATCATCCATCCACCAGTCCCACCTGAAGTTGCATTATAACCTTTTTTTGTATCACTTTCAAAGAGTTTGATGAAGTGTGTTTCCTTTTCATTAATAAAGTTTTCATCTTCAGTTAGGTAAGTTTCAATTACAGATAAGTCCCAACAATCTTCACCATATTTTCTAATTGCAGAATGAAATCTAAATTTAGAACCATTTCTTGCCGATGATAAATGACGATTCCAACGATGTTCCAAAGAGTATTCAGTTTTTCCTATGTAAGATTTTCCATTTTTTTTATTGGTAATCTTATAAACAATATATGTTTTCATTATAGGAAGTGTAATCTCACAACTATTTATAAAATATAGAAATTACACTCCCTATTGTATTAGTTGATTACCAATTCATCAGTTTCAACCAATTCTTTTGCCATCACATATCCACGATTTTTTGTGAATACTTTATGTTCTGGGGTCACAACAATACTCTTTCCAGTTTCATCATCGGTAATTTTCATTACCTTTGCTTTTGGTGAAGTTTCAGCAAACGCAGTAATGGGTTTCCATTCTTGTTGATTAGTTTCTGTGTTGTAAGAAAGAACTTCAATTTGAGGAACTTCATTTGGAGATGTCTTACAGCATTCAATTTCAAAATCTCTATCACCAATATAAACATCTAATTCTTCAATACTAATCACCACCTCAAATATTTTCCAGTTGCATTTTTTTTCATCGTGATTATATGGTGCTTGTAGTTTTGGATATCTAATTTTGATTTTAGTATCACCAGCAACACAAAGATTACTCATCCTTACAAGTCTTTTATAAGGACTATGTGAATTTGCATGATCGATGTTTAGAATGTAAATTCTCCCAGTATCACTGCGTTCATTTAAAATTTCAAGAATGAGTTCTTGAGCATCGACAGTTTGCTTTGTAATTGAGTCATCTTGTTCATAACGTACATATAAATCGTCAAATTCATCAGTCCCAAAAGCATCATAAAGACCCGGAACGTCGTGTGGAGAGAATAGGGTGATTTTCTCGTTGTTGATGAATCTTTCATAGAAAAGTTTAGAAATCGATACGGCATAATCAAGTGACCGAGCACGATTTTCATCATTACCTTTTTCATTCTTAAGAACAATTAGTTCTTTGATCTCTTGATGCCAAATTGGAAAAAATAAAGTCGCTGAACCTTTACGGAGTCCACCTTGAGAACATGAATTTAAAGTTCCTTCAAATGCCTTGATGAAAGGTACGATTCCGGTATGAATCACCTCACCGTTACGAATTTTTGAACCAAGTCCACGAATTCTACCTACATTTAATCCAATACCTGCTTTATTTGAGACATAACGCATCATTGATCCTTGAGTTGCAATGATTGACTCTAATGAATCACCACAATCTAGAAGTGTACAACTAGAATATTGATGTTTCTGAGTGCGAACTCCAGCAAGAATTGGGGTAGGAACATTAATTTTATGACGACTCGCTGCATCATAAAATCTCTTAACATAATCAAGACGAACTTCTTTCGAATAATTTGCGAAGGAAGTTAATGCAATCATCATGTACATAAACTGTGGAGTCTCATACACAGTTTTTGTACTTCTATCTTGTGCTAGATACTTATCCGCTGCTTGCCTAAGTCCAGCATAAGTGAAGAGGAAGTCTCTATCATGATCAATAAACTTATCAACTTCATTTAATTCTTCCACCGTATAATCATCTAAGATCTTTGAATCATAAAATCCCAATTCAATAAGTTTGTGAATATGTTCTACAAGATTAGGTAGATCTTTTCTACGTCCATAAAGACTCTTACGAATCGAAAAGAGTAATAATCGAGCAGCAACAAACTGATAGTTTGGATGATCTAGACTAATTAAATCTGAAGCAGATTTAATTAAAATTTCTTGAATCTCAGAAGTTGAAATTCCATCATATAATTGAATACCCGAAGTCATTTCAACTTGAGATGGAGACACTCCAGAGAGATCTTTACATGCTTCCTCCACCATGAGATGAAGTTTATTCAAATCCAAAGATTGAATATCACCATTTCTTTTAATAACCTTTGTTCCGGTGCTCATACTTTTTTCCAGTTGTTAAGTTTAATTTTTGCTTCTAGTCCTGAGTAGGTTCCAGATTCTACCATATCCATAACGTTTAGTCCAGCCATTGCCATAAGATTGATGTCTTTATAAGAATTACTGGATGACCAAATAACGACCTTTTCACCTTTATCAATTGTTTTTTCAATTCTACGAATAATTTCAGTATTTCTTGGTTCATTATCATAAATCCAAACAATATCATTAAAATTAAATCGGTCTAGATTGGCATCAGCACCACACATAGCAATTGAGTTTGGAATAAACTCACTATCAAAAGGTCCCTCAGTTACATAAACGGTCTGATTTTTTTGAATACGATTTAAACCATAAATTTTGGGTGAATCTTCATTCAACATCACGGTAATATATTTAACTGAGTTTGATTTGAGTGCTCTACCCTGAAATCCAATCAAATTGTCATCGCTATCATAAAGTGGTATAATGATTCTGGGTTCATCATATTTGATGTCATCAAATGTTTGTTTATGAGAATTTGTCCATTTTTTAAAGTTCTCTGCATAATAAAACTTATCTGGATTTAATCCACGATCTACCAAATAAGTCTTTGACTGATTATTCTCAGATGCTTTAGGTAAATCTAATCGTTTTTTAAAAACTGGTTTATTGAAGTTAAACTTAGGTTCTTCTGTAACGAAATTTTTACCTGTATGTCCTTCCTTAAACTTTTCTAGTGTATATTGTTTATGTAATACTGGATCTAAGTCTTTTAGGAAATTATTAAATGAAAGACTTAATCCACAATTGTGACACTTAAAGTTTGTATTAGTTTTAATTGAATAAAGATAACCTCTTGCTCTATTTTTATTTTTTTGTGAATCTCCGCAAATTGGACATCGAAAATTATAAAGATCTGATTTTACTCTCTTAAATTTTTGTAGACGTGATGAAACTAATCCAATATACTTAGAATCAACAAAATCCATGACGTAGAGGTTTTATTTTGAGTACTCTATGCTAGCAGGTCTTTGATGATTTGTCAAGAGGGATGGACCAAAGGCATTGATTATACCTAAAAGAACTGCGGCAAATGCAACAAATCCACCAATTTGCCATTTAAAATTTGTAAGACCTTGAATTTTTTCATCAACTTTATCTAATCTTTCATTAATATCAGTATCCATTTTTTCCAATCTATCATCCATTTCATTACATTCTTTTTCAGTGACCTTTTTCAAGTCATCAATCAACTTCACAAACAAATCATCATTTCTAATGCTTTGTTCAATTCGTTCGTCGTGTTTTGCAAGAATCGATGCAATTCTTGAATTTCCTTCTGATATCTTGTCCACCGCTGATTCTAGTTTTGATAGCATTTCGCGGGATAGGTCTTCATAGATATTGAGTTTAGATTCAAGTACCGCTAATTTCGATTCTTGTGAAAACATTTAACTTAATCCCCTTTTCCAACGAGTTCTAGCGCCTGGCATTCTTCCTCTTGCAAGAATTGGGTATTTACTTTTCTTAAAAACTGGTGGTGTCTCAGTTTGTAAGTTAAATCCAAGAGATTTTTCACCAGTTCCAACAACATTTGCAATCATACCTTCTTCCTTCAAGATTCGAATAATTTCAATAAGTCTATCCAGTTTATTCATTAGATTGCCTGTAATTGTAAAAGACAGTTTTTATCTTCCTGAATTTCATGTATTTGAGTTTTTGGATATTCAGGAAAACGATTTAAGAACAAAAGAAAACTTTTTAATGATGACCATAATTCACTATCCAAATTATAAAATAATAATGGAACTGCGGCATCATCAAAAACATTAAACAAAATAATCAGGTGATTTAATATAAGATGTATTTTTAATTCACCTGTATTCCTATAACGTTTTAGTAATCTTTTAACGTAGCGAATTCTCTTCAAGTCAGTCTCGAAATCCTCCATTGTAACTGCTTGAGGGTTATCGTAGAATTTTATGGCAAATAACAAATAATTATCTTCATTCAACTCATCAAATCTCATATATCATGCTTTAATTGTTAACGTGGTAACCCCAATTCCGACTCCAGCAGTAGTTCCAGCACCGGCAACATTTTTAACTAGTCCATTGATAGTTTTAGTTACTGCTGAACCTCCAGAGGCATCAGTAATTACTCCAACAACACCGTTAGTGGTATTAAGTCTAAGAACTGTTCCAATTCCAGTAGATGGTGTAGTAAAAGCAAATGCAACTCTGTTGGTAATTTGACCATTAAAGGTAATAATGGTTTGACCAATGCCTGGAATATTAACTTGAACTGGAGATCCAGTTGAAGCGGCAGTTGCGACAATATTAGAACCAATTGAAGGTGTAATTAAAACTGTTGCACCGGCGCCACAATAAACAACTTCGTTCCAAACAACATGAACATATCCAACAGTATTAGTACCAATTCCAGTAGTACCACCAGCACCAATGCTAATTGGAGAAGCAAGATTTGGATCCTCAAAGAAAACTGCAACAGGAGTTGCTAAATCTAAACCAGTTGTACTTGATCCTGCACCTGCTGTATTAAGTCCAGCAACTGGAATTAAAATTTCATCATAGTATGAAGTAGATAGTCCAGAATGCATTTGAGTTCCATAATGTCTAAAAATCCAACCACGATTATCTGCAAATGCATCATATGGACTTCTAGTTCTATCTTTTGCTTCAAATAAAGATTCTGATGATGAATATTTGCCTAGATATTTTGGAATCGCGTAGTTGTTTACCGCAGTTTCAGCATTAGTAGAGATGCCCCAAAGAGCCATGAGTCTTACCCTATGAATTTCTTTTTATAAAGATATTTATAAAAAAAGAAGACTTTTAATTTTTGTCTCCTTTGTGTAATATTGTTTGTGAAATCTATCACTCCATTTTCTTTAAATTTGTCAGTTTTTGATAACCATTCAGAGAATGCTAGTAAAACAGATAGAGTGATAGTTAAACCCCAATTAATTAAGAAACAGGTTGTCACACCTGACTCTTAAAGAGATTTTCTTTCACTAATACTAGAATAGTATCATCAATACTATTATCAGTGGTTTTTACATACTTCTCAAATAATTCAATGACAAGATTTTTTACAACTGTATGAGTAGCAAGACTCAAAATAATTGGTTTAACTACAGTAACTAGAGTACCCATGATACCTCCTTTAAGTATATCCTAGTTTATTTAGGAATTCAAGTAGTCTTGCTCACTGGAATAATCATAGGATTCTTTATACCCATAGATTGAAGTTTAGTCCTGATAAGACTTTTAGTTGTATCCATTCCCCTAGAATCTTTATCTGGATCACCCCCACATGAATCTTCCTTCATCGCTTGCTTTCGAATTGTGGCAAAATATACGTTCTCACCTTCTTTAGATCCATATTGTTGCTTCATTGATGCCTTCATACCAGATTTGTCATACTTAGACTTTAGTTTTTGTTCTCTCCTCTTTTCACTTTTTGTCATCTTTTTTTCATTGAGAATTCCAAGAAACTTTGAATATCCAGTTTCAAGAATTACATCACCCTCAAGTTGTCTATGTGCCATTAATTTTACATTTGAACTATCTTGAGGATTTACAGTAACTTTATTGGGTTTAGTAGCAAAATCAACGGGTTTAGATGTATCTGGATTTGCAACTTGTGAAGAAGCAAGAGTAGAATTAGATAATGACGAAACCTCATCTAAAAAAGATTCTTTCATATTTTTACCTCCCATTTGATCCTTTCCGAGTCTACCTGTAATAACATCACCTCTTGTGACCTTATCATAAGGGGGGTAATTATTCGCTAAATTTTTATCGTTTGGATTATTCTTTCCGTCATTCTTTTTTTCACCTTCATATGGATCACCATATTCAGTCATTTCAACATTAAGACCTCTTGCTCTAAGTTGATTAATCTTTTCACGAGTTGCATATCTTACATAAGTAACACCACTATCTCTATCTGTTACTCTGACTTTATATTTTTTACCAGAACCCTTTGAATTAGATTCTTCACCTAAAGAATATTTAAGTTCATCAATGTCATAATAATTTTGAGGTTTTTCTACAAACACTTTATAAAGTGCTTTTGCCATTGAGTCAGATGCAGATTCTTTAATTTCTAATGCAAAATCTTCTGCCTGCATTCCACCACCACCACCACTGCTACCACCACTGGAATCACCTGATCCAGATTTGCCAAATAGTTTATCTCTAACCTGAGTTTTTTCTTGTTCACTTAAAGAACTATTCTGCATGTATTGTGAGTATGCAGTTCTAAGTGGAATATTTTCGCGTCTTGCACGATATCGAATATCATATACCGCCTGACGAACTTTTTGTTCTGGTGTTTTCTCTCCACCTCTATCATCATCTTTTTTTTGAAAATTATTAGATTGAGGTTTTTTATTTTGAGAAGACATTTGCGCCTGTGGATGACTTCTTGCAGGAAGATCTTCAGCAATATGCTTTTTCATGAGAACAATTTGATTTTTTTATTTTTTCCTTTTTTTATTTATCAAATTTACACCATAAGGTTTACCACCGGGTTGAATATTCTTTGATGCAACTCCAATTGCTCCTGGAGTCATTTTAGAAGTGTACTTAAAATATCCTAGAGTTCCAACCAGTGTATTAGGTTTTTTCGGTGATCTCATCATTCTATCCATTGTATTTTCAGTATAAGATTCATTTACATCTTTTATCCATGACTTAAACATAAGACCACCTTCAGTTACACAAATTAAATGATTAGCGCCTCTTCGAATAATTCTACCAATCATCCCAGTGTTCATATTCTCAACAAATTGACCAACTTTAAATATTTTACCATTTACATAATAATCTCTAAGTTCCTGTAAATCCGACTCTGGTGAAATTTCCCAAACTTGATATCCTTCTTGCTGAAGTTCTTGAATACCCATACCTTGACGAACTAAGTCAAATAATTCAAGTGCCTCCTTATTTTTAATTGTCAGAGGTAATCCAGATCTAAATGTTACAAAATCACCTTCTGCGGCGGCGAGGCGAAGTCTAGATGATGTAAGACCCTCTACATTTTTACTATCAGCATCTTCCTCACCTGCAGGTATAATTTCTATAGAATCAAATTGATAGAGTTGACCATTATATCCATTAGATAATTTTTCAAATTCTTTAACTCGATCTGGTCCACTCACAATTCTGACATTAGTGTAACCATCATTATGTGCTTTTTTTAAAACATCAAAAATTGAAATAAAATTAGGATCATTTACAATTCTCTCACTGTGATCTGGAAATAACTTCCTCATGATTGATATTTTTGTATCAGGATCCAATGGATTTTTCTTTGGATCAAAACTTCTGGATGGAACGATAATATAGTCTTCACCAGTCTCCATTGCTACACTTGAAGCGGTATCCATTAACTGTTGATGTCCAGCAGTTGGAGGATTAAATCTTCCAAAAGCAATCGTCAAAGTTCCTTTAGTTTTTGGAACCGCTGGTGGAGTTAATATTGGTTCTTCAGGTGGTAAAGGAGCATCCTGAGGTTGAATTTGATCTGGGGGTAGTTGTTCAACAGGGGGTTCTTGTGGGACTTGCTGAGATTGATATGCGGATCCTAATGGAATATTCTTTTCAAATTCATTTTGTTTAGGATCTTTACCTCCGATGATTTGCCTCTTATTAAAGTACTTTAATTGTCCCCCAACAGTCTTTGCCTCAAATTCACCTGTTGCTCTATTATAGTACCCACCATGACCATCACCAACAAGTCCAAGTCTTTTCGCTTGAACTGATGCTGCCGTTGCTTCAGATATAAATTGAAGATAAGTTTTCACCAGTATAAGTCTACAGTATCTTTATTATAAGATTATTTATCATATACAAAAAAAGAGTGCGTTGAAGCACTCTTAGTATTAACGAAATGACATCAGATCAAATAACTCTGAATGCATTTTTCCATATTTTCTCATTAGTTCACCCGCTTTTGCATTTGATTGATTTTCGGTTGAACTACCCGCATGAGGACTCATTGAATGCTTTCCTGTTTCAATATATTGTTTATAATGTATAAACTCATGAGCAAGAGTTCTCATAATGTCCATAGGATGCCGATTAATAACACTCAAATGAATTACATTATCACTAGATATCATACCAAAAGCAGAAATTCTTTTAGCAAAATCAGAATCATCAATTAATATTACAGGTATATCATAATTCAATTGAAGTTCTCTTTTAAGAAAGACCTGAAATCTTTTAAGAATTTGTTCAAGTTGAGTTCTTGAAAGAGGTCTTCCTTTTCTTTTTCCGAGAATAGACATGATTATTCTACACTTAAAGTAGTCTCAATTTTTTCATCTAGATCTCTAATTACTGCTCGAAGTTCATTAATTCGTTCAGAAGGAAACTCATAACTATGCCCTTTTTGTGCATCAAAAAGAACTTGGCGAACTGCAGCAGCAGAACGAACATCCATTTTAATTGTCACTTGTTTTGATTTAGTCATATTAACTCCTTATATCAGATGTCACCTTCTTTACGATTTTCAGACCTATAAACACTAAATGTTCCTTCTGGATAACGTGCTGACAGTTTCTCATAATTAATTTGCATAATATCCTCAAAAGTTACATCCATAGCAATGCAGAATTGTGCAAAATACCAGAGTGAATCTGAGACTTCTTTTAAAATCCAAGTCTTAGAGTCTTCGTTAAATGGTTTACCTTGAAGAAGGCACTTTTTAATAATTTCAATCGCCTCACCCATTTCAGCAGAAGCACCAAGAGCAAATGTTAGGAGATGTGTGAGTTTCACTCCTTCATTATCAAGTTCCTTGATTCGATCCAGAAGAGTGTTAATGTCAGAACTAGCAGGACTAGTCGTTTGCTTTACGAAAGCAATGTACTTATTTGAATCAATTGTGTTATTTTCCATTAAAATTTAAATCCCTCGAATGACTTTTTAGGTTTTTTTTCTTCGTGATCATTATACTCGTATTCTTGCCCAGAGTCAAGTATGTCACCCTGAGCATTTTGCTCAACATCATAAAGACGCATTTTTGAACGATCTATTCCAACTACGAATCTCTTATTGATTGATTTATCTGAATAACGATTCTTAAGTTGTTTAATCATAATCTGATTCATGTTATCTAATTCTTCTGTGCTGATAATTGCCAGAAGAAGATCAGCAGTTGCAGCAGTACCAAAACTCTCTGAAATATCAGTCATTTCAATATCGGATGAATTTGCTCCTGACCTGGTTGTTTGAGTTGCCGTAAAAAGAGGAACATCTAATTCTACGACCATACCTCGAACTTCCTCAGTGATACTTTTCACATAAGAATATGAATTTACATTTGAATTTACTTTAAATCTACTTGAAGCACAGATATTGAGATAGTCAATAAAAATTACATCAGGTTTAAATGACTTCTTCAATTGAAGTTCATTTATCAGTGCTTTAAAGTGTCCAGAATGTGCAGATGCAGTTGGATACTGCTTAATTACTAAATTACCTTTGGTTTTTTCAAGAATTTTATTAACTTTATTTTTGAAAATATTTTTTGGTAAATCTTCAAACTGATTGATAGGAATATTTAAAATGTTTGCATCAATACGTTTGGCGATTTCTTCTTCTGCCATTTCCAATGTAATATAGAGGACATTTTTATTTTGAAGAAGAAATGTCGATGCAACGTGACACATCATCAGTGTTTTTCCAACATTTGGACCAGCAAGAAAAATATTAAGAGTCTTATTTGGAACTCCACCATTTGTAATCTTGTTTAAGTACTCGATATCAAATGGAATTCGATTTTCCTTTCGATGATAAAAATCGTAACGTTGTTCATAATTCTCAAAGTAATCATGTCCAATATTATTATCAAAACTTACCGCTAGGGCATCAGAAAGAATACTTGGAATAGCATCACGATTTTTCTTTTCATCTTTTCCATCTGCAATATGAATAGATTCCATAAGTGCAAGATAGATTGCACGGTCTTTACACCATCTTTCAGTAGTGTCCAGTAACCACTTATAATCAACTGGATTGTCATTTAAAGATTTAGTAAGTTCATAGACGTTCTTGATTTCAGATTCATTTAAATCTGTTCGATTATCTATTTCGATGCTTAGTGCTTCGGTAGTAATAGAAGAACCATATTTGACGATAAATTTAGTAACTTCTTCAAATACAACCCTTTCGGTTTTTTCCTCAAAATAATCTGGTTGAATAAAAGGTATGACTTTTCTTGAATAATCTTCATTATAAATTAAATTCCTAAGAATTGTTGCCTCAGTGCGTTCCATAAGAGAATTTTTGTTTCGCGTATTCGTCAATTTTTTGCATTACTTCTTCAGTGAAATACTTCTCGGGATTTTTTAGAATTTCTTTTTCATAAATCTTCTTACCCTCGACTTCATATCTGTTTGCAGCATAAGTCCATACGCCTGATTCTGCTGCTAATTGTGGTAGACCATAATATCGATCTAAACCTCGCTCATCATAAAAGAGACGAGTCTCAGCATCTTGATTTTCCTTACTAAATCTGGATTTATAAGTTTTTGCCTTAATAATAGCACCAATGATGTCAGTCCCTTCTTTCTCTTTTGATTTGGACAGATAAATGATTGTTGAAGCAGAATAACGTAATCCACTTCCACCAGAAATTTCTTTTGGAGAGTACATACTCATTGAATCATATACGTGATTCGTCACTATCATTGGAATGTTTGCCTGACCAAGTTTTTGAGTCAACATTCTAAATGCACCCTTAATGACTTGTGCTTTGGTCATATCTCTTGTATCTTTTTCAGCAAGAGTATCAGAAATCTCTTTATTTGTTGAAAGCATTCCTAGAGAGTCTAAAACAAACATACAAGGTTTTCGATCGGACTCATCTTTCTTAAGATAAATATCAACCGCTTTAAGTGCCTTTGTTCTAAACTCTTCTACTGTTACAACATTTAAAATAACAACTCGATTTACATCAATTCCTCGACTTAAAAGTAGACTTTTTGTAATTGCAGATTCTGTATCAAAATACAAACAATATCCATCAGGATTGTTAGTAAGAAAATTCTTAACAACTGCTAGAGCATAGTATGTTTTACCGCATCCTGATTCTCCAACAATAGCAGTGATTTTATTTCCAGACACTCCACCGAAAATACTTCCAGAAACCAATGCATTGAAGATATATGAACCTGTATCTACATAAGTTTCATTCTCTTTAATATTTGATGCAATTTGTGCATATTCTCCACCAATTTCCTTTACAATATCATTTAAAAAATCTAATTCAGTGTCCGACATTTTTTTTCTCCATTTTTTTATAGTTCATCTTATATGACCATAGTTTGGCATAAAGATTTGGATTGGTTTCTTTCAAGTTATCAATAATAATTTCTAATTCTCTTTCAGTTATAGGTAATTCCATCAATTAAAAAATGATTCTAATGAGACAGTATTTTCAGTCTTCCATCCAATAATCTCAACTAGACTTTTAAGAGGTTCTAGGAACGTCTTTTCAAATTGTAGGTCATAGTC